CCGAATTGGTCCCAATCCATCTGTGACCCAAACTCATTAGCTACACGCCCCATCATACCGCCTGCTAGATCACTCTTACCTCTAGTAAGGGCAAGTTGACTATCTAAAGCGGCTTGGCTATCAGGAGTTAGTTCTTGATTTTGGTTCCACTTAGTCATCATTTGACCAGTAGCGGGGTCGCGGACTTGCTCATTTGTCCAAGTAGTAGACCCCCAAGGGTTTACTTGATCTGGACGATTAGCATAGGTCTGCATATTTGTGACTTCTTTACTACCAGCGGCAGTTTCTTGTGCCGCGCCTCGATAGTCAGGGGTGGGGGGTGCTGATTTTCCCATTATTCTCTCCTATTGCGAACCGCCGGAGTTTGATCCGGGGGTATTTGTTGTTACTAAATCCCAACCACCGGGAGTCCATCCAGAGTTAGCTGGTGCTGTTGGCATAAAATTTCGTACTGGCCCTTTAGGTCTATTAGCCCCTGCCTCTAATGCTAACTGTACTACAGTTTTAGGCGTAGGCATTTCAGGCTGAACGCCTACGACTGGAGGTGCTACGGGGAGCGTTGGTGGGGTAAAAGGTGGTGGTTCATAAACTGTAGTAGCTTCTATAACGTCCTCGCCTATATCATCACCAGTATCATTAATACCAAAAATATCTACGTCGGAATTAGGAGTCGGCCAATCAGGTACATAGTCATCAACGCCAGCATCACTCGTAGTTGGAGGACTGTATGGAGGTGCAGGGGGTACATAATCATCAACACCATCACTCGGGGGCGCTTGGGGGGCAGAGCCTGTTTCGCCTCCTATTTCTGAAATAAAATCAGCTTGAGGTGAAAATCTAGGGACAGGATTATTCTGAGCTTCCAATTCTGCGATAACGCCAGAAACACTGGTGGGAGGTGTATACGGGGTAACTTCAGTCACATCAGCCATAGCTATTTCATCAGCCATAGGTGCTTGGGGCGCAACCATAGGTGCTTGGGGCGCAACCATAGGTGCTTGGGGCGCAACCATAGGTGCTTCAGGCGTAAACATAGGTGCTTCAGGCGTAAACATAGGTGCTTCAGGCGTAAACATAGGTGCTTCAGGCGTAAACATAGGTGCTTGGGGTGCGGGCATAGGTGCTTGGGGTGCAACCATAGGTGCTTGGGGTGCAACCATAGCTTCTGGAATATTATACGGCATAACTTCTGGTACCGCACGGTTTTGGCGAAGTAAACTATAGTCGGGGATACGTTGCCCAGATATTCTAGCCATTAGTTGCGCTCCTTAACCATTTGCAATTCTCTTTTCTCTGTTCCATAAGTACAAGATCAACACCGCGCTTAACCCCATCGCCTATTCTGTATATCACTTTCATTCCTAAATGGACACCTAATTTAAGCGATTTCATATTATCAGCAGGAACGCCCGCTAAAAGTATCTCTTTTCCGCACGTATTAAATAAATAATTAAATATTTCTTCTACAAAACCGTGGCGCAATACCATAGGTTTATCAATAGCCCAATGTATCTGTGCGCTAGTTTCTGTCCAGCTATCAAAACACGCCATAGCCACAATGCTTGCTGTGTTTTTATCAATTGCGACTATACCCGTTGTAGCTGTAGTAAGTACGGGGTCTGCCCGTGCGGTAAGCCACTTCCAATCGGTATCAGACTGTAAATTTCTATACTCTATAATCATAACAGCCCACCCCTATTCCATATAATATCGGTTGAAATAAGAACGGTATCAGCCGTAGAAGACCCTCTTATTGCTACAGCTAATGTTCGCCCTATACCCGAAGCTCCAGTAGCAGTAGACCACGGTGTAGCGGCACCCGAACCCCATGTAGCAGTATTCCACACCCCCGAGTCCCAAATCCCAACACTAGAAGCAGGTTGAGATAATATCGCCGAGAACTCAGCGAGATCATAGTCATATAGTACTTTACTTTCGTAAACAGGAGCGTAGTCAGCCCGCCAATTAGGGCGTATAAACGCTCCACGCTTCATAACCGCAGGAGAACCCATATCACTAGCAGTGTGTAAAATAGAAAAATCTATCGGGTCGCCGTTAACGCCAGAAGCAGGGGGATCAATAGTAAGACCATCCCTAAAAACATCCATAATCATAATTTTATCGTCGCTAGTGCCGAAATATAGTTTATTTTGCCATACGCCCGCAGAAATTATAGGTAAACCTCTCCAATACGCCCATCCGCGTGTTGTAATATCTAAAACATACTGAATGTATGTACCATCTGTCTGTGCAGGACTAATAATTATTATAAGACCTTCTGCGGGGAAGAACAAAGGGGTCCATCCCCTAGTATCTCTAAGCTCTATCATACTTTGCTGTATAACTTTTGCTATCTTAAAGGCTAACTCAGTAGTGCCGGGATTTTGAGGGTTTGCGCCTCTTAAAATTTCGTCCATAGATACTAGACCAAAACCTGTCAGGATATACAGTTCCCCAGCATATTCTATACCTGCACGATAGTTAGCAGGGGCCGCACCAATGTCATAGGTGCCAACAATAGACCACGTTGAGGACGCACTCGGGTCTTCACCTTGATAAGTCAATGCGTCCCCCGCCGAACTAGCGACCACAAGGTAGTCATCTACCCCGGCTCCGCCGTCCAAAGTCCAGTTATATATACCCGCAACATATCCGCCTCGTTTAAACTTACCCCCGAATACAAACTCAGTAGCGGCACCTACTATAGAGTTAACACCTAAATAAAAGGCACTTGAACTATTTCGTGTAAAGACCCACACACGAAGTTTATGTACTACAATGCCACAAATATCTGTTTCATTAAGTCCTGTTATATTAGTAGTCTGCGCCCATGTATTACTGCTTACGGTGTATGTCCATAAACCATTTAAGTTATCCGCATAGTATATAAACTGTGCGCCAGCTTGGTTTACATAGTTAATAAACTGTCCGTAGCCTGCGTCAGCAGTAGTATTAGCGGTAAAAGCAACTTTTAATGTTGGCGCGGTATCATAGGCTGTAACATCCCAAATACCTTCATTTGTAACTGCAAATAATTTATCGTCAGTACCTTCTATACCCTCTAGGGGTATAATAGTACCTATGGCAAAACTTGTGCCGCTTTCAACATCTACAACAAACTCTCTGTACCCTGACCGAACTCGCATACCACTCTTATCGGGCATAATATTATATGCGTAAGGGCATACTGACATATCTCCTGAAGCCAGAGATACTCTTGCGTCAACACCGAGAGTAGGAGCAGGAATAACTGTTGCTTGAGAGGTCTGAGGTCTAGGGCTACGCCTAGAACGTGCGGATGCGGCTCTAACTACCAAAATTACTATCTCCTATATTACGCCATGCGTTAATAAGAGGAAACGGCCCACTTGACGCACCTACATTAAGTACTGGTGCGCCTTTATCTTGTCCTGAAAGAAGTTCAAACATTTGATTAAAATCATCTTGCGCCGCGTTAGCATCTAGCCCTCTGGCGAGGAGAAATTTCAGTTTAGTATATCTTGATATTAACAGCCTGTTATATAGAATAACATCCGAGTTAACTGTAACTTTGTTTTTATACGTTGTTCCGTTAGTAGCTACAATCCAGTTATTCGATACATACTCAAAATATACTGCCCGTATTAAACCTACAGGATTATAAGGGTAAACATTAAATTCTCCCCCCATTATACGCCACCCAAGAGTAGATATTGTAGTAGTATCTTCTCCTAAAAGGGCTTGCCATTCTTGAGCCGAAAGCGGCCCAAACATAGGCTCGTCTTCAGTTCTATCCCATACAGTACTATCTACAATGTGATTAAAGTCTGTAGGCAGGGTGTAATTACCTACATCTGCGGCGGCAGTAGTAAAGGCGTGTTCCCGACGAAGAACTTCCCAATTATTCATTACGGAAAGTTCATCCCCGGCAACATTTAAAAGCCGTACAAGTTGTTTATATGAAGCGTCTGCACTTCCAACAGGGTCGGAAACTTCCTCCAGACCAACTTCGGCGGCTACCGTGTTAAGTATTTCATCGGCTGTGGTAGTCGTAGTTGGATATGTGACCATGTTTAAACGCCTTGTTTATTTAACTTTTCTCCGCTTATTAGTTGGTTCATCACCTTCTGCAAAGCGTTTTTCCATTATACTAAGTCTATCTTCTAGCGCTAATATTGTTTTATCCCGATCTTCAAGCTGTGCGTTTAGCGCATCTACAAACTTACTGTTTCGTTTACCTTCTATATGCGCTTTTGCTTTTTGTTTAAGTGTCGTTAGACCTCTTATACTTACGGCACTACTATCAGCTACACTAGCTAGTTGTTCAACAGTCTTAATATTTTTAAACGCTAGTTCTTCAACCTGCGCTCTAGTAATAGCGGCCCAATCTTTTAACGCAAAACCATCTTCAGGAGCTTCCATACGCTGTTTAAACGCGGCGTAATGTCTAGGAAAGCGTTGTTTTATGTTTTCGTTAACAGCACCTGCAACACTATCTCTTTCCCCCGGTATTTTGATATCGTAATATTCAACCTCTACGTATTCAGGCATATCTGCGTGGTCAGGGTTAAGTATATCTCTAGCTTTATTTTTGCGTGTTTTATAATAAAATTTTACGTATAAGTTAGCGTCAGCTTGCGCTTGCGGCGTGGTGTTATCGTAAAAATCATCGTATCCTAATTGGCTCATTATTTTTGTCCTCTGTGTTAATGTTTAGGGCGGGCGTTGACCCGCCCTAAATATATACTAACACTAGCAATAAGACAAGTCTTACCGTGGGAACATACAAACGATCTCTTTAGCAGAGATGTCATCAGCAAAAGCTACTACTGCATCTGTAACTGCGCCTGATACGTCAAGCGCACCATCAGCAGTACCAACAGCAGTTAGCGCATTTCCGTCAGCACCCGCTGTAAGAGCGATTGTTAGGGTAGCTGGACCTGAAATTTGTATCCAGCCAAAAGTACCATCAGTCAAAATAGACTGGATGATTCCTGCACCTAGATTAATGCTTTCTGATACGTCAGAAGATACAAGACTATCTTGATATCCCCCTGCGGCATGGTAATATGCGGCTTCGCCAACAACACCTGCGGCACCGCCACCATCTTCCCACTTAACATATTTAAAGTCTTTGCTTGGGCCATTTGCTCCGATATTCGAAAAAATAGTTCCAAGTTTGAATTGTGCGGTAGCATCTACCGCGGATGTATCTAAACCAATCATGGTTTTCTCCTATTTTATAAGTTGGGGTGCTAGATTACTAGCACCCCGGATTAAAAGTAATATTAGCCGTTAGCGTCATAGCGTCCTTGGAACATACGACCCCGTGTAGTCAAGTTACCAGCCCATGCAATTATTTGCACTTCAGCATCTTGATTTGTGGAGTAGCGTTTGTTTGGAGACAATGGAACCATGTTACGACGTGAATGTGGACGATATTTAATATAGTCCGAGTTAATGAAGAACGCTGTACCTGCGGGTGTACCTGCGGTAACTGTACCGTTGTAGATACCACCATCAAGAACTACGTCTGCATCCATATATTTCACGTTAGAGAACCCACGATCACCCATTTGAGTGTTAGAAAATCTTTGCTGAGACTGCAAGGATTTCATGTAGGTGTTCCATACTGTGCTATCAGCCATAATAAGATCAGGACGATCTGCACCACGAACCAAATCAGCATACAAAAGGTTCCAGAAACCATCAATTTTTGTGCTGTCTAGCCCATTAGCGGCTGTTTGGTCACTTACTGCGTTTTGCCAGAAAGTAAATACGTTTCCGTCAATTCCACCATAAGAAGCGGCAGTAGGGTCAACAGGTAGAGCGGCACCAAGACCGTCAATCTCTTTTCCTGAAGAACCAGTACCGTCGGAATATAATCCACCAGTAATAAGGTTTTTAAGGGTACTTTCGGCCACATCTAATCTAGCTTCCATCAAGTCGATGAATTGCTCTTTACCAGCATTTTGCAACTGTTCTAAGCCAGAAATGACTACAGGAACCGCGCACTGTTTAATGGTATATTCTGCGGCGCTTATTACGTCAGAGGCATTTGTAGGTAAAAGGTCGTATCCTGAATACCATCCTGCATTTCCGTTTTCAGCGAATGAAAGTTCTTCGAAGATTTTGTTTCCGCCAGAAAATTCTTTAATATTTCCTTTTTCACTAAGTCTTAAAAGAAGGGCGTTGTTATTTGTTACGTTATCCGCAACGTCTTTGCTACGATTTTCAATAGTGGTAGCAAGAATGTCTGTAACAGACGTGTTTGCAAAACTCATGTTTTTGCTCCAAGTTAAGGTTTAAAAAAAATGTTTGTTCGGAAATTTATGCCCTGCCCTGCTAAACGCCGGGGGCGGAGGAACTGCCTACAACCATCTCAAAACCTGCTCGAGCGCCGGGGCTTTACGGGCCGTTATGTTTAGTGTAAACGCAACGGCCCTATTTTGTCAAGCGTGTTCCTCAAAAGCATTTAATAGCGCTCCTCGTATAGAGGAGTCATTACTAGCATTAGTCATGCCACCAGATGGTCTACTTCGTATAGAAGACGCGGCATTTGTTTTTTTAGCCATAGTTTTACTATTGCTTAAAAGAGTTTTATCTGAGGTGCGTCTGGACACTAAAGAAGCTATTTCAGGGTTCATAGCACAGGCTTTATCATATGCTTGCTTTAATGTCAGCGGTACATTATTTTTAGCCGCCACATCCATAAAATCAGCCATATCATTACGCACGTCTTCAAAGAACTCGGCTGTCTGAGAGAACTGCCCTATATCTTGATCTACACGGGCTTGTTCTTGGTTGCCCGCATTTTCTCTACTTTGATTAAATTGATTTAGTAGCTCATTAACTGGTCCCATACGTTTATCTATCATCGCTTCAACAGGATCAATATCGTTAGCTTGAGTATTTCCTACAAGCGCATTATCAAGAGCAGTTATGTCTACACCATATACATTCACTAGACGCGCTATTGTATTAGCTTTGTCTGCTTGGCTACCCATACGAAGCGCACCTACTGTTTTAAATAGACCATCTACGGCTTGTAGCGGATTATCTATACCTTCTGCTTGCATAACAGCTTTATACGGTGCGGCTAGATTTATAAAGTTTTCGCCCATCTTACGGTGTTGTGCGCCGTCTTGTAGCATAGTGTTAACGTGCTGATCTCTTTCATGCAGGTGTTTTTTTACACTATCAGGAAGTTTTTTCCACTCTTCACGAACACCGGGACCCCAATCTAACGGAGGTTTTTCTGTAGTGTTTGCAGGGGCAGGAGCATCAGCTACAGCTTCAGTAGGGTTATCCGCTAACTCATCTTCTGTCTTTGGGGCCGCTTCTTTTTTATCTTTGTGTATAGGCTCATCAAAAGTATCTTCCCCGCCATCTTCATGCTCGTCAACAGCGGCCTCTAAACTATCTCGTAGACTAGGTGCCTCGTCTTCTGCTACTTCTACTTCTACTTCTACTTCGTCATTAATTACGTCTTCTTCGTTACTCATAACCTTGTGTCCTCATGGTATGTTTTAATGCTTCAATTCGGCCTACTTTATCTACTTTATACTGTTCAGTAGCTATTGTACTCCGTCTACGGTCCATATATTCGGAACTGTAATCTCTAGCGTCAGTAACGCCATTACGCTTGTTATGCTCACGAAGTTGCCCTCGATCTGATATAACACTTCCGTCAATATCGCTTTTAAACTCCTCGAAAGACTTAAAGACAGTTGGGCCTTTACTCTCAGTGAGTTTTCGTTCTTTCTTCGCTGTTTGTAGGTTTTTCTTTCGTGCTTCGTCTGAGCCGAATATTAGCTCAAAATTTTTGTCATAAGCTTGCTTATCATAGCCTGATCGTCTTTGTGAGTTATTAGATATTTTTCTTGCTCCTGTCTGCTGATACAGAAATCTCGGCTTTCGTAGCTTCTTTTTCTATATCTATCTGTGCGGCTATAGCAATCTTCTCTATCTCCATACGCATCTTCTCGACATCTTTTAACATTTCACCTCGGATACTCGCCATAGATTGCTCTGTATTAGCTTGCGACTGCGCGATTTCTGTTTGTATACTAGCCATCATTTTAGCTTGTATTTCAGCATTGTCCGCTTGGCTGTCGGCCTGTATTTTAGCGATGTCGGCTTGGGTTTGTGCTTGTATGGTTATAAGATCAGCTTGTTTATCAGCTTCTCTTACCGCCATATCTGCTTGAGCTTTAGCTTGTATTTTACCAAGTTCAGCTTGAGCTTTAGCCTGTTCTCCAGCCGCTTTTTCGTCGGGTTTAGGCTGACTGGCTTCTTCTGTGGCTACTTCGATAGCCTTATCAAGCACTCCTTCGATCTCGGAGGCACCTTTAAAGCCACTCATGGTCCATTGTAGCATTTTAAGTAAATAAGGTGTTGTAGCGGGGCTTTCTTGCATCATAGGGCCAGCAGACTGCAAGAACATAGCTAACGCGTTCATAAATTCAGTTCTTTCGTTCTTCAGTTGGGCAAAATCTACCATAGCCACACTTTCAGGACGAATAACGACTCTGAACGGCATATCGGGGTTTTTTATAATCTCTAACGCTTGAGGTATGAGGTCTGCGTTCATTGAGTGTTCAATATTAGACTTTTTAACTATTGTGGCGGCATCAAAGTGTTTTTCTATTACTTCGGCCTTCAACTGCATCAAATCGGTTGCAAACTGCGCGAACTCATCTTGAAGGGCCTGAACTCGTACTGAACCGAACTTAGCCTTCTGTGCTGTCTGTCCTACACCCTCATATTGGTTATCTAACCCGCCTCGCATAATATCGGCCATACCAGATACTTGTTGTAGTAGTCCAATTTGCTGATCTCGTTGGTTTACGAGCTTATTAAGGGTATCGGCTATCTCTACAACGGGAAGCCAGTCAATTTGGCCTTGTAAGCCGCCTTTTTCGCCAAACATAGCCCAATTATCGACAGGTATAAGCTCATTTTCTGTAGCTTCTTTGAGCATTTTCTTAACACCAGTAGAAGACTTGTCATACACCCCAACAACTTTTACTGCCTCGGTAATTTTATTTATGCGAGTTTCTAAGAGATCAATTTGATTGTATACGTCTTCACAAAGCTTAAAATCGGGGGTGGGGATATAGTCTGTAGTAGTAGCGTTAGCAATAAAGAAGGGTGGGCAAGGGAAAAAGCCTTTTAATCCGAGTGTATCATCTTTGCTATCTAAAGTTCTGTCTGCGGTCTTGCTAAACCACTCTATTTTTTTAGTATCTCGGTCCCAAATCTCCCAAACCTCGGCTTTTTTTACTATATCTTTGTCTTCGGCGCTATTTTTGTCATTATCCGTAGACATAGACCTAAATTCAACTTGATTTGCTAATTTTTCGCCAAATCTTTCAATAAAAGCGTCTTCAGTCATGTCGTTTCTAAAGGCAACCCATGTTAGGGAGGCAAAGTTCCGCCCCCAAGACCATAACATATCTTTCCAATAGTAATATTCTACAGGCGCATCTTCTCGTATAACTTTCTCAACTTCGATTACCTGTTCAATCTCGATCATTTCGCCCGTAGCGGGGTCTTGCTCCTGTATTACTTGAACTTCTTCTACTATTTCTTTTTCAACATCATAGAATACTCTTGCGCAAGCTAGTCCCGGTAGTAGTCTATCTTGAAGGCAGGATCGTAGAACGCTATCTAATTCTTTGCCGTTTTCTTGAACATCCAAGTTAAGCATACGTTCAAATATCTCAGCGGCAACCCTTGCGGCTTCATCTGCGCTATCTGCATAGCGACGTGAAACATCCACTTTAGGTAAATTACCGTATAACATAGACATGAGTGTTTTTGTGTTCGAGTAGAATAAGTTTAGGCGAGATGTTTTGAAGTTGTCGTCGTTTTTACCTGCTCCAGTATAGCGCTTTATAATATCACTACCGTGTCTATGAAATTTCTTTACGCGCTTATTAGCCCCTTCAATTTCTTTTTTCCAAAACTGTTGGCGACTTCTAGCTGTTTTTAAGGCTTCTTTCTTACTTTTAACACTAGACGAACTGGCTTCCATTTTATATCCTTAATTTAGACACACTACTGCCTCCGCTTTCACGGCTTTTAAATAGGTCTTCAAGACTATACTTCTTTGGCTTGTATTGGTCAAGGTTTTGGTTTTCTTCTACAGGCACTGCGTCTGACTTCTGACAGACTAAAGCCATATATCGAAAGCTATCAGCGGGGTTCGAGGCCCAGTCATGGAGCGGGGTGTCAGAAAAAACTTTGGTAATTTCATTAAATCTTCTTCTATACGCACGTAAACCTTCGACACCCTGTTTACACTTCTCGTTAAAATGGCACTCATTTAGAATTAGCCTAGCGGCATCAATACCCTGTTGTACTTTAAGGTGGGGTACAATTCTTGCAGGAAGTCCTTCTGTAAGAAACTGTTCGATAGTTGATCGTCCTGTTTGCAGAGTTTTAGCTCTGGCATCATGCGGTAGCCATAATGTGTCTAATGAATATGGTTTGCTTTCTAGTAGATCAAAATAGAATGACAGCGGTTGCGAATGTGCTTCGTCATAATCAATAATAGAATATCCATCAGGTTTTGGTTGCCAATACCATATAGCGGTACTATCCGTGAAGCCTAAATCAAATACGCATGATACTTTGTAGTTAGGGTCATAGTCCGCATATGGAGAGTATATCTGCCCGATCTTTTCAAGCGTTTCAATTTGCCCTGCATAATACGTCCCTAAGACTGGCGCTGTGAACGAACATTCAAACTCTTGTTCATACTGAGCGTCGGTCATCTGTGATTTAACGGCGGCTAATTCTTTGGGGTCTATGATCCCCGTATTAGAAGCTTTAAGTTCTGAGAAGTACCAATCTTCGTCAGTTGTAGCGTGTTGCACCATATCATAGAAAGTGTTCTTACCTTTAGGCGTACCAATTATAGCCGCCCATCCCTTCCTGTCGGAAAGAGTAGGGAGTATAACCTCCGCCCAAAGTCCCGGCCTACAGTCCCCAAACTCATCAAGAACAACACCGTCCAAATAAATACCTCTGAGAGCATCAATATTATCAGCCCCATAAAGGCGAACAACACTACCATTGACCAGCTTAACGCTAAGATCACTTTCTCTAATATCTTTCGCAGATGAGGTGAACGGGCGGGCCGCCTCTTTGAGATACTCCCATGCGATATTTTTAGCTTGGGCGTAGAAGGGTGCGATATAGGCATAGCGTGGGTTCTTCTTTGTTGTATATAGGGAGCGAAGTACAAGCTCGTTTACACAAGCTACAGTCTTCCCCGCCCTACGGTGAGCGACAATGGCAGACCATCTCTTGTCCCTTTGATGGAAAGGTATGAACTGCTTTCTAGGTTTGTATTCTAATTGAGCGTCTATTTTACATCCTTCGGAAACGCATACTTCTCACCTAGTTCGATCCATGTGGCAAGGAGTAGCTCGGTTGTTTTGCCTTTAATACCTTCTGGCGAATACGCTACTAGCTGTATTGTGCCTAATGCCCTGCCCGAACATATTTCTAAATACGCTTCTTTCTGCGGTTCTTTATTAAGCATACGCGCTTCATAGCGATCTATCAGTTCACAAAGAGTATCTTTACAGAACTCGGTCTTTGTCAGTATTAGATTGTCGAGTAGGGCGATTAGTTCTAGCGTGATCGGAATCCCCCTATTGTCACAAGTTATATATGCAATAGTATGCGTGTAGGACGGAGGTGTATCTCTGGACGCTCTTATAGCCAGATGGTCAGCGTTGGTAATAGTACTCATGGTCCTCTAATTTCTCCTTAGACTTGGCTTCTTCTTCGCGTTGGGCGATCATGGCATTAGCTTGTTGGACAGCCGCTATGATCCTAGCTTCAACGAGTTCGAGGTTCTTACCCGCTAACTCTAGGTCTGCGAGTGCTATTTCTACACGAAAACCTTCATGATTATCGTTAGGCGGCGTGGCGATTACAAATGCGGAAATAGCGTTAGGAAAACCCGCTTCTATTACTTCAGATAGTAATACACCCTTCATTGGTCTAACTTTCCTTTTGGCAGTATCTCATTGTTGATGACGATGTTTATGTCGGCTGTCTTAACGTTGGTCGTGTATGTGCCGGTCATTTTATTTAGCTCGGCTATTGATTTAAGTGTTACGTTAGGTTCGATGTCTTTAAAATCTATTGCCATCTCCCACAACATTCGCCTGCGTTGGGCTTCATTAGGACCATCTACCGCTTGATTGTAGTGGTGTAGCAATGCTTGTAGCTCTTTTACATCTTTACGTCGTTTTATTTGTGTGATGGTTTGCGGTGTCTTTTGTACCATTACACCAATTTCAGTATTTTTAGAACCCCGCACCATAGCCTTAACAGCAGTTACGTGCCACGGGGTCATGTTTATACTAGCGGCTACAATAAGCTGTTGGATGCCTTTAAGTGATTGCATATATGGTTGGGTATCTGGATGATACGGGTCAAGCAATAACTCAGGAGGTAAATACTCACCAACTCCTTGCATATGGTCGGGTGTTGCCGTAGCTATATGTTGCCCATCGCTTTTTGTCATGTGACTAACATAAAGTTAATGACACTAGATGTAAAGTGGTAATTGTATATAAGAGGGGCGCACTGCAATGCCGTCGTTGGGTTTTAAATCGCAAGGGGGGCTATGTCTTTGATTTCATTGGATAATTTGGCATTTAATAATAAATAACACAAGGCCCTAGGCCTTGCGCCGTTCGGCGGCGTTTAAACGGCTAGGCTAGGGGCTAGGGGCTAGGGGGTTGTCGGGTTGGCGGGTTGTCGGGTTGGGGGTTGTCGGGCGGTGGCGGGGTGCCACCACCCCCCAAAATATATGTTTTTATTCGGGGTGGCGCTTTTCCGTACCTTTTGAAACATAAAACCCTTTAAAAACAACAGGTTCCAAAAGGTACGCCTTTTGGGAAAACTTGGGGCTAAAAACCCCCGCTTTAATATGTAAAAAGTGAGAAAAAAAAAGGATATCACTCTTATATCTTCCTACCTTTTGGAACCTCTTGGTTTCATTACCTTTTTTCCATCTAAAACCGTACCTTGGGAACCCCCAACCCTACCTTTCCCCCTAAATAGCCCTTAGAACGCTCTTAAATGGGCCTTGTAGTGTCATTATAAAAGTTATGACCCTACCCTAGCCTAAAGTTAACCTTGCCCTTAACGGGGCTAAAAAGGGCAATAAAAAACCCCCTAAAAAGGGGGGTTTTTCATTCGGGGGTTGGGGCCGTTTAAACGCCCTATTATCACCC